TTTATAGAGAAAAGCCCTCAGCGGCTGATTTCCTTATAGAGTGGGGAGCATTAGCTAAATCAGGTACTGGAGAAAGAGGTATATTTAATCTTTCCTCAGCACAAGCTAAAGCCCCCTCACGTCGTTACGCTCCACTCATACAGGGTACTAATCCTTGTGGAGAAATAATGTTACGAGATATGCAATTTTGTAACCTTTCGGAAGTGGTAGTAAGAGAAGACGATGACCTTGATACGTTGTTAGACAAGGTTGAAACAGCAACATGGCTTGGTGTTATACAAAGTTCGTTCACAGATTTCCCATATCTAAGAAAAGAGTGGAAAAAGAATTGTGACGTAGAAGCGCTTCTAGGCGTTAGTTTAACCGGTCAGATGGATAACCCTTCGATATTAACATCGGAGGCATTAGCGGCCCTTAAAAGCCGTGTTTTGCGTATATCTCGTAAAGCATCTACCATCCTTGGTACTAAAATGCCAGCAGCAACCACTTGTGTAAAGCCATCGGGTACTGTTTCACAACTTGTAGATTCAGCGTCTGGAGTTCACCCAAGATATTCTCAATACTATATCCGTCGTTATAGAATAGCAGCTCGTGACCCATTGTTTAATCTGATGAAAGATGCTGGTGTTAAATGTAATCCTGAAAATGGTCAAACTAAAGAGGATGCTAGTACATGGGTATTGGAGTTCCCAGTTAAATCTCCTGATGGTTGTATAACTAGAACTGATGTGTCTGCACTAGACCAACTGAAACATTATAAGAATCTACAACATAACTGGTGTGAACATAATGCTAGTATGACTGTATATGTTAGGGATGACGAATGGTTCGAAGTAGGTAATTGGGTATACCAGAATTGGGATATTATAAATGGTGTATCTTTCTTACCTTACTCTGGAGGTAAATATAAATTAGCCCCATATGAGGAAATTGACCATAGAACCTACGAAAGGCTTATAAAGGCTCAACCCATAATTGATTATAAGCAATTGTCACAATATGAGAATCAAGACAATACTCAAGGTAAGTCTGAGTTTGCTTGTGTTGGGGACAAGTGTGAAATTTAAACATGGAATTTGAAAAAGATATCACTGGATATGGTCGTAAGATGGGTAGAGATGCAGGTCTCTCAGCTGAAGGCAGATTAGATGGAGTACATAAACTAACAGTACCCGGGGAGACAGCTCTCTGGGAAGGAAAACAACCATCTAATACCATACAAGCACGAACTATGAATCCCGGTGGAACAGAAACTGAAGGCGGTCAAGGAAATATTGGTGATTATGCTCCTACATATGGTAGAGATGATGGTGTCACTGGTAACCCTCGTGGTCCCCCAGCTATGAACACTCCCTAATTATCTTGTTGAGCAATATATTCAACGAGAGTAGGAGGTTTTCTATTAATATTAATACCTATAGTGAACTCACTATGGGTAAAAGCTATCTTTTTACCTCTAACCCTATAGTTACCAGTAAAAGATTTATCACCAGTTTCTACACGAACTACATCATTTTCACTGAGATGATACCCATCAACAGTATTTATACCATATTCGTATTGAGTAATAAGATTAGCTCTGAAAACTTTCTGTGCAAAATCTACACATTCAGCAGGGGATTTTAGTGATTCGTTGGTTAGTTCTAAATAGTTTCTATCATAGGCCTCAATAGCTCCTTCATGGGAGAAGGTTCCTTTTACTCCATTCTTACCATTAACTATTACGTAAGTAGGTACTTTACGTTTAACAATTTTTAAATTAGTTATATTATCCTTCTCAGTGAATATATGTTTTATATTACTACTGTCGGTATCACTTTCTCGTTCTATAACGAGCTGAGACTGATTACCATCATCCACCACTTTAATTATATTAGTGCGAGGTGGTGATACAGAATTATCTACTGCCCTACCCATTAAACTTTTAATTATATCAAGAAGAGTGTGCGTACCTCTTAAAGGAGGGCGAGAAGAGCTAACGCTAGGAGTAGTATCTCCTATGTATGCAGTACCTATTTTTGTATCTAATTTAGCTATCTTAATGGCCTTTCTTATAGCATTAGCAGCAGTTAAACCATCGAGATTCTCATCATCGGTTAAAGCTATAGAAGCCTGCCCTTGTTCTCCTGCTTTAACTAAATACCCTAATACATCTTGCGCATACACAGTTATAACATTAAAGTCTTCTTTTACCCTTTTAATATACCCTCTAAAAATGGGAGTGCTCTCATAAGGATTAGCATAAAATGTGACTTCCTTATTCCAAAGTTGTCTATATCCATCAGATATTAAGGGTAATGTAAACTCTAAAGTTGCTGCCCTTAAACCTCCGGTGTTAGTATAAGCTCCTTTTAATAATTCTACTTCTCTACCTTCTATGTAAACACTAGGTATAATGTTGTTCATCTAAAATACCTCCAAGTGGATATTTATCTGTCATCAATATACCACCAGTATCTAGCAGAGCTACCTCTTGTATAGTCATATTAAACGAATAACTCATAACTGCCCGAGGTCCTCCAGTAGAACGAGTTTCTGTAACATCTGTTAATGTACCCCAGAACCGTACATATGTGCCATCTTTCTGTGGTTCATCCCAATATACAGAGACTGATTCTGCTTGTAATCTTCTTATAGTATGTAAATGTCCGTATAAGGTAGAAGGTCCATGGTCATCAAAAGCACTAGCAGAATTCTCATCACCTAATGCTACACTAGTAAATCCTACACTAGATAGATTTACTCCTGTTTTAACTACGAATACTTTACCCTTCCTAGTAATAGCCTTAAAATAATTAGCGCTCCTACCTATAGATAAATCACTCGTTATAGCTACTGAATTTAAGTTATATGCCGTATCGTCAATTTCTTTTATTAAAGATACATGTCCTTCAGTTGCATCTAAGACGTTCCATATCTCTGGAGAAACATAATCTGTAGTACCTACATCAGCAGTATTACCACTCAACGTAATAAGAAGTGGATATTTAGATTTATCTTTCCAAGCATTTTTTAAACCGTATGCAATCCCTGCTGTATAATCATTGAATCCATAGTTGTTAGGAAATTTACTAGCTACCCCTGCATCTACAGGTGTAAATTGAGTACCGATTTTTTTAACTTTACTATTGCCGGGTAATACATCGTAGAAATTAATCCTTTTAACTATAATTTCATAAACATCACCAGCAGTAGGTTCAACATAGTTACTACCAGTAGCAACACCAAAGTGTAAATAAATCTCATCATCTCCATCCCAACCACCAGTATATTCAGTTACTCCATTTCCTGTAATTTTAGCTAGCCATAAGTTCTGACCATCAATATCATTACCATCATCAGTCACTATCTCAGCTATATATTTAAAAGCACCTACATTATTAACACCAATGTCATCCATAGCACCAGATATGGCTGCACCAGTAACAACAAGCCCTTTACCCCACGCCGTATAAGCAGAAGTCACAGCTGAACAAGTTACTAAGAACTTAGCAGTAGTATAACTACCACCGATATCGGTTGATTTATTGGGTATATTCACTGGATTATAAGTATTGGTAGTAGTAGTCATAGTTCCTCCATACAAATCTTCCATTTCGATAGCGTGCCAATCTAATGGCATATCAAAAGATACAAAGCCGGGTTTAGTAAAGGAGCTAGATAAAGTTTTATATTCATCATCCCCAGTATCTCTATACTGAGTAGTAGATGCAGTAGTGTCTTCAAATTCAAGAGGTACCCATTCTAACTCCTGTTTAATAGTTTGATAATCAGTAGCACGTAGATATGATAAGCCAGCTATCTTCAATCCTCTTATTCCGTCAGATATATCAGTACCTGCTAATCTATCAGTACTTCCACTCCACCAAGGTGAACATTGGAAAAAAATCTTATTAGTCTTTGCATCCCATAAAGCCAATAAATATTCATTAGCTATCCTATCCGCAGCACCAGCATTAGCAGCATCAGTGAAGACTTGGGTATTACAACCACTTAATGACACCCTTCCTGTAGCATTACTTGCTACATTATTAAATGCAGCAGTACTATAATCAGCACTATAAACTCCACTAGTACCAGTTATATCAAATTTAGTAGCCTTGGTCTGTGAAGAGAAGTTTAATATAGGAGTAATACGAGCAATAGTAACTTTATTTCCACTAATAGAACTTACATTATTAGCACTACTAGATGGTTCCATAGAATTTCTAGTAAGATGATAGATATCATAAAACCTACCGAAGTCATCAACCGAGAACTGATTACATCTCTCAGCTTGGTCAGCAGCATAGACCCATTTCGCATTACTATCAGTAGAGCCAGTACCAAATGGTCGTGTAAATTTACCTGTTGCGCCAGTGTTAGCATACCCACCTATACCTGTTAAACGGGGGGTATATGTATAAGCTACTTGTTTAGTACTGCCTGTCTGTCTAGTAGCGTTAGTAAACTTACTAGAGCTTTCTCCCCAAGGGTCATTATTAAACCATCCCTTACCATTATCATAAAAATAATATCTAGATGAAACATTAGAAGCTGCGGCCCTACTCTGAGAAAAATCCATTACTATATTCCTATCCATATTTTCTGCCTTTTTTATAGGAGACCCTGCACTTACATAAGTTATAGGAACTATAAGGTCCTCGTCATCTATAGCTACTACAAATATCTTAAGATTATTTAGAGCTGCGTTCCTAGTGTAATCATTTGCATAAGTACCTGTTATCTTAGGATTGAGATATTTAACACTCAAAACCCTTTTAACTGCCACACCAGCATCAATAAAACTATGTAAACCAGTCTTAGCAGAAGGTGAAGTTAAGTCTACAGTTTGAACTCTAATAACACTACTATAACCAGTTGAAACTTTACCGTCAAGAATTTCTGTCACGTTAGTACTAGAGTTAGCTATTTCCATCTCTAATTGTATTTTAATAGTACCTGCGTAACCTAACTCAGTGGATGTTAAGGTGGGTGGACATTGTAAATATATCAAACGAGGTCCATCTTTTTCAAATATTGTATTATCAATACCACTCTTTACAGTTGTATTTTCAATCCTCAATATACCAGTACTAGTAGTATCGTCAATCTGTACACCACTTACAGCTGTCTTCCGTGTAAATGGTACTACTTCATCATTATTACCAGAAGCATCATCTGTCTCATTAGAATAATATCGAGAAGCGAAACCATCAGAGTTAATCACCTGTACGACAGGATTAAAGGTACCACTTTTATTATAGGTATGACTTACATCAAATGAACTCTTTGGTTCACTTATTTCTACCCACTGGTAGTTTGCTTGGTCTTTCTTATTAGATTCACCATCATCCCAATCAACATAAATAGCACGAGCATCAGCCCTAGATACCGTAATACGGGCAGTATACTCTGTGTTTACAGTACCTGTTGGGGAAGTAGCATCATCAGCATCATACCACGTTAAATATGGCATTAGTAAGTAGTCCTCCATGAAGTACCCTGAGACATACCAATTTCTCCCTTTGAAGACCCTCTAAAATTATGATAGTCAGCTGCAATTAATTGTGCACTATGAACAAGCTTCTTACCGGAAGCACTCTCATCTAAAGTATCTACAGTACTATAAACATAAGAACCAGCACTTTCTACAACATCATAAGCCTTATCATATATAATAAGTTCTTCAATTAACCCAGTAGTACCTCTTGCTCCAGCAGCTGCATCATAATCTCCTCCTAAAATTAAAGGATTATTAGTTATTGTAGTTGTTGTTGAAGACTCTGCTTCTTGTCTTCCATCTATGAAAACCTTAAGACGGTCACTCCCCTTGGCTGCTGCCTTAAAAGTTATTATTATACTTGTAGGAGTATCTCCATCACATTTTATACTTTTACTTCCTGTCATACTTATTGAACCTCCTAATTTATAAATTAATTTATTATTTGCATCCTTATATAATTCCATATCACCACTAGCATAGGTACGAGTACCTGCACTCAATACATAAGCCACAACACCATCATCAGCCGCACTAGGAGTCCAATGAACTACTAAAGTATACTCAGTTAAATCTTTTATACCCGGTATAGCTGTAGTACCAGTATATTTTATTTTACCAGCGGCACTATTAGCTAATTGTACTGCCCAACCACCTTGGCCATACGGTACTTTTCTAACATCAGTACCCACAGTTACAGTTGCATCTGCCTTCACTGAATCACCAGTAGTCATGTTATAAGCATTTACTTCTCCCACGGGTGCTGCATTTAAATTAGCCTTAGATTCATTAAGAGGTAGATAAGTAATAGCTTGATGATATTTATTGCTGATTGGTACATCATCTATTAATAGCATCCTATACCAGATATCATCGGCATTCTCCTCCTCCCAACTAAATGTTACGGAATTTAAATTAGCGTCTGTAATATCATAATAATTAAAGTTCTCATCTAATGTATACACAGTAGGTCGAACTGAGAAGTCTGCAATAACTGGTGGTAGGTCTTTATATTCTACATATAGAGTAGGACGTTTTATTGCTGTAGCAGAATCATCAGTCTCTATAGTTATATCTTCATCATAGGTGTTATCATTATCATAGAATAAAGTAAGGTTGAAATTAGTTTGTGGTGGGTCAGTAAGGTGGGTTAAAGGGTAACAATTATAATAATCTAAATAGGCTGGTCCCCTAAAGTAATAACCTCCTAGTTGGGTCTCTGCATCGAATTCTCCATGCCCATAATCTACATCTTGTATTAGTGTTCTATTATCAGGGTCTGGTACTAGAGACCAAATATTCTTATATAAACCAGAAGCACCACCAGTGCCAGTCAAAGTTTTATCATAGTTAAAAACAAATTCATTTAAAGTAGAGCCAGATACAACCGACATCGAACCAGTATCTGGGACAGTTGAAACAGTACATGCGCTAGTATATGAGCGAGGTATTCTTGTTCTACTAGTATCAAATAACATACTAATGGAAAACTTCTCTGGAGATATCATTAATCTATATAAATTATCTTCATTTGTTAAAGGAGTAGTTCCATCGTCAGCGTACGTAGTTAGATTTGTAAATGTCACAATATCATTTAACGGCATTTTAGTTCTATCTAATATAAGACCTGTCTTCTTTGAAGCAGTACTATCAGAAGCACCCACTAAGTATAAGACATAAGTTTCTTCATCATCAAAATAATTAAATATAGAACTATCAGCCACTAGTAATTGGTTACTTGCTATATCATCAGTATAACCACCCCTAATATGATTATTCTTAACACTCTTATCACGAGTGCTCTTTACACGAGTGCTAGTTAAAATATTCTCTCTTTTCACCCATTTACCGAAATTAGCAGCGTCACTACCACTGTATCCTAACTTAATAAAACCTTTTTGTCGGAACCCATCTACAGAAATAAAATTATTATTACTTCCAGTTCCTAAAGAAGTACCACTCACCACAGACTTATTAGTACCACTAACAGGATAAGAAGCACCAGAAATATTACTAGTACTAGAACCAGATGTGAAAACATGTGTCCCTACTAATTGACCACCTAGTGCATCAATCTCATTATTAGCTACCTTTTGGCTATAAATACCTCCTATATTGGTAGCCTGTTGTACAGTAGTTTTAGTAGGTAGGGCTGGGTCGGCTGCCATACCTGACCAATCAGTAGTACCAAAATCATTAAATAATATAAAACCTTCAGCCTTCGTAGAAGTAACGGTCGGTAAATCACTAGTAGCATTAAAACCAATCACTAAATTTTGACCAACATTATATTCATTCAAATCAGCTTTATTAACCGGCGGGAGTAGTGTACCTGTAGAAGTAAACTTTAATGCCAATGTTGAAGCTCCTGCTCCATTAGGGTCTTGACTTATTGTAAAAGTATCTAAAGCATCTAAGGAAGCTATAGTAGTGCTGGCTGGTATTTTAGTAGTACCACTGTCCCCTTGTGTAACATTTATGGTACCTCCGTTTTCTAAAAAAGTAATATCAAAGTCAGTTGGGTCTTGTATCTTAACAATTCTTTTATCAGAATCTCCAGAACCACTTACATGACAATTGACAGTATAATCTACCTTTCCACTATTAGTCCAACTATTTATCCAATATTGATTAGATGTTCCATCTTCGTATCGTGTAGCTATTGGGGAATTTATTTGCTGTGGTGCAAAATTAATAGATGAATTCTTATTGATTGCCGTAGCATTATATTTACGAGGCTCGTAGTTTAATAATTTAACCGAATCTACAAATACCTCTGCTTCTCTTGTTGCTCCAGATGCTGTAACACTACCTTCTCCAGCATAGAACAAAGAATCATATGTTTCAGTAGATGAAAACGTCAGTGGGTCTGTTACTCCAGACACCCAACAATAATTCTGTACCCATATAGTCATGTGCTTAGGATACAATCTAGGACTTTCTGCAAATGAATAACTTGTGGTTCTAAAAGCAGAAGAAGAATCAGAGGCATTTCCTATAGGGAAAGGTATATCCAAGAAGGGTACGTTTCTAACATTCCCTCTCGATGGTTCACCTTCTACATTAAAATAGGTACTTCCTGAAATAGAAACTATATCTGGATTATTACCACCTACTTCGAAGATAACTCTCATAGCGCTTCCTCTTTTACCCACATCAGCTAGAGTACCGTCACTTCCATAACTAGGTAGTGCTGTAGTAGTAGGACCATATGGGTTCTTCAGAGAGGAACCACTATTATTGTTTTGATAAATATCTGTAAATATACGTGTAGTAAACCATGAATTCATAGGTAGTTCTACGTGCCTCATGCGTTTTTGATAAGAAGCGTCACCCATAATACTTCTTCCCCATGACATAATATCTAAATTACTCATTACACCATCACCTTGAAGTTTAGCCATACCTCCATTACGTTGAATATAATCATTAGCACTAGTAGATAGAGAATATGCATTACTAGAGCCCATTTGTGGTGCTCTTGTAACAGGTAAAGGGAAAGCAAAACAATTCTCCATATTAGTAGAAGAAGTATCAGCACCATCAATACCAAAACGAGTTATAACATAACCCCCCACTATATTATCATAATTCCTACCCCTATAAAAGTTAGTCAGACCATATTTTATAAATTTATCTACGGTAGTGTGGGAAGGTTTAGGTTTATAATTAGAAAATGTAACTACAACACTCCTTAAAAAGGTCTGCTCAAATTTTGAAGCAGGTCCAGAAGTCGATAGTGAAGGACTAGTTGCAAGAACTCCAGCCGATGTAGAACCATAAGGGAATTTCAAAGATGCGATAGGAGGGTCTATAGTATCTCCATCTCCATTGGTCCATTTTTCAGAAGCAATTAACACATTAGGAGCCAATTTACTTATATTCATAGGCATTCTTATTTCTGGAACAACTGCCCTAGTATCTCCAAGAACAGGATTAGAACTTTCAGCATCTATTGTGGTTCTTCCAGCGTCGAAAGCTAAAGAAGGATATGGTATATCATAAAGAGATACCCTAGCACATTGAGGATTTAAGTTTTTCTGTCTACCTAATTGAGCTTGAAGTTGTGGGTTATAAGGGGAGTATCCCCAATTATGGTAGAAACGTAAAGATTGCCCTCCATTCAAAGCCGCATCCGTACTCAATTCAATATGAGACATCATCATAGGGTCTGAATTACTGGCATCGTAAGGGTTACTGAAGTTACGAGATGCATAAAAATCATCAAAAATAGTATTACCCAGATTAGCCTCAGTAGCCCAATCAGGATTAGGAGAGGAGGAAGTCTGTAGATTATATTTTATAACATTTAATTGAGTAAATTGGTGACCTTTTGCTCCTGATTTCCGGTCTTTATACTCTTTAAGTCCCTGAAACCATTTTTGTTTATATCCTTCTTGAACTGTCCACCTCGTATGATTTGCATCTTTAAACGATACTCTCGCCTTACTTCCACTCCAACCAGTGTATATTCCACCCCAAGCGTCAGTACCTTGTAAATCTCCATCTAATTTTACCAGACCTTTCCAAAATACCTTCCATTCGTTTCTATCGGGTACTTCACCCCTATCCTTAACAATTAAATCTTTTAAATCGTCTTCACCAACCCATGCATCTACTTTAGTTACAATACTACCAGCTTTTAATCTAGAAACTGTTTCAAGCTCTGAAGGGTCACCTTCAAATTCTTCTTCTAAATATGGTATTTCATTGTAAGGACTACTGTTTATTACTGAAAGGTTTTTACCTTTAGGAGCCAGAGCTACAGTCCCTTCAGCTACTGTTAAATCAGGATTAATTCTGAATGATGTAAGTTGTGGTGTAGACCGAGAATCTTTTTGAGTAATATTAGAAACATACAAACCTACATGTCCACCCACTATTTCTGCATCCCCATATGTGGGTAAATCAGGTATAGTAGTGCCCATTACATATACATTCTGAGAAGCATTAGTTCCTAAAGTTGCTGTTGTAGCAGTACTTGAGGGTAAATCCGCAAATAAAGGACTTATATTAACTCCAGTTTCGAATTCTCTACGTTTAAGAAAGTGATTACGTTTTATCTCTATCATAAAGCTAAACCTCCAAAGGAATCTACACTAATATTTGCATTTCTAAACACCACACCTTTACCTAACATATTATTGGTTTCGGCATTATTTAAAACTTGCCCTGCTTGACCGGGTATAAATATCTCTGGACCCTGTTCTCCAACTAAGTGAGCACCTCCAGCAACACCACCACCAGCCCGAGGAGTAATATAACCACCACCAGCATAACCATCACCCACCAATGGAACATCCACACCAGTATATTTATCAACAGCCCAGAGTCCACCATAAACAGCAGCTCCTATACCAGTACCCATTGCGGCACCCATACCTAACTTTGCAGCACCACCTATAGCAGTTCGTGCTAAATAACCTCTTCCAGAACCAGCTATAGCCAGACGAGTACCTTTTAGAGATGAAGCAGCCATATTAGCTACACTCGCTCCTCCTAATCGTAAACCAGCGGCTTTCAACCCCCACTGACCTAATTTCATCACTCCCCCAGCAATACCGGGGATACGGCCTAATAAGCTCCAGATACCTAACATACTCATTAATTTTAAAGTACCATATACTTCCAACAAGGACTTATTTAAAAACGGTACATTAGTATTAGCCATATAATCAATTACATCGGCCAACATACCCAAGAATCTAGCTAGAGCTTCAAATAATGTAATAAAGGTATCAGAATGTTGAGCTATACCTTTCATAGCATCAAGGAATTTTTCAAACATATCTGCAAATGCATATAATGACCCAGTTGCTATCTCTTGTATTTCTTGACCAAACTCAGTCAATTGCTGTTTTCCATCTTTTGTAACTATAATTTGGTCTTTAAATCCATTGACTATATTATGCACTGCTTCATGGAAGCCATTCAAAAACTCAGTTCCTTCATATGCTGCATCACGGAATGCAAAGATAGAAGCAATATTATTTTTAAGTATTTGTACCTGTGCAGTTAGAGATGCGTTCTGTATTTTAACCATCTCATCTAACTGACCACCAGCTTCTTCAGTATCTTTTACTGCCTGAGTAAATTCATCCGAGGCTTGAACTAAGTGGATAAATGCCGTAGCACCACGCACATTCAAGTCTTCTATCAGAGTAGTTAATAACTCTGTATTCGATGCAGTATTAGGCCCAACTGCTTCAGCAAACTGAGCAGCTATTTCGTTTAATTGGAGCATCTCACCCTGTGCATTAAGAATCTCAACACCCATCTTTCGGAACCCTACTTCAGCATCCATAGCACTTTCAGCAAATTCAGCCAATGCCTGTCTAAGACCCCTACCTGCAATACCTGCCTCTAATGCTCTATTAGTCAATATCTGTAAAGCCCCTAACAATTGGTCAATAGATTGCCCTGTAGAGGTAAAGAAAGGTAAAGCAAACTTAACAGCGCTTGATAAATCTTGATACTCAATAAGAGACTTCTGAATAGCATAAGCAAACTTATCGGTTACCTCTGCTGCTTGGTCCATCTCCATACCGAAACCAAACAAAGTCTGTGCGGTAAGTTTAGAGATAGTATTGTGGTCTCCTTGTACAGCCATGGATAGTTTTAAAGTATGTGGTAATATCTCCATTGCTTCGTTAGCTGTAACACCAGCCGATGCCAACTGATAAAGACCAGCTGAGGCGTTTTGTGTAGCAATACCAAACTCATTACCGAATTCAGTTAAGGATTGACCCACATCAAATAATTCACTATTGGTTAAGTTAAACACAGAATTAGCATTTAGTAGCTCTCTTTCAAATTCCATTAAATCTCCTACATTTTGTTGTAGTTTATAACCTACTGCGGTTAATATCATCACACTGCTTCGTAGAGCTGAATTAAATTTATATCGAATAGTGTCTGCGGTAGAAAGTAGACTTGCTGTCCATTCCTGACTTGCTTTTGCAGCTCGCTTTAATGCACCAACCTTAGTATCAATTTCTCTATTCATCAATCTTAGATTGTCACGTATCTCTACTTGTTGGTCTAGTTCTTTTTTAGAAGCTACTAATTCGTCAGCAGCAGCAGTTGCTTCTTTTTGGTTTTGTTCATTTACTACAGGAAATTTAGCCATTTCTTCATTAGCCAATTGTAGTCTTCTCTCTGCTGCCATAACTATAGAATCTTGTGCAGATAAAACCTCTTGCCGATTAGCTTTACCCATATCGTATAGATTTTGGGTCTGTTGAACCATACCATCCATACCCTTGAAATTCACCCCTTTCATTAATTCGTTAGATAAGGGAGCAGACAATACGTTTTTAAGTTTATTATAACCCTTCTCAGTTCGGTTAAATGTTCTACTTAAACTTTTATTAGTCTCAGCGTCCATCTTATTGAGGGTTCTTTTTAATCCTACGTTTATTTCATTATTTAATTTCTGAGTAGTAGATAAAGTGGCCTTATTTAAATTGTTTAACTCAGCTTGATATTCACCGAGAGTACCTGCCTGTGCTCTCTTAGCTTGTTGAACTTGTGAATGGATACTACTTATACCACGCGCTAGCATACCACCAGATTTAGCTAGAGCCTGTGGACTCGGAACTGCCAATCCAATAGCAATGCGTGTAGCAAATAGTTGTCCCATGAAACCCATTTTAGCCTCTAAAACTTACTTGTCTCTTCACTCCTACTTTATCATTATATTTTCGCCTTGTTTCTAAATATTGTATATATTGTTGTCTTACCTTAGGCTTATCCTTAGCCATTTTAGATACATCTTCATCATCATAACCATCCATAGAATGATATGATTTATATGTATACATAGCAGAAACTAGAGCTTCTAACTCATATCGGGGCGTTTGTTTAATTTCATTCCAACCCATACCCAATTCAATCATTAAAGGCATATAAAGGAAAATCGCTTCAGGCGATTCTACTATTAGTCCCGAAAACTTTCTCGAACTTCTTCCTCAACACCTAAAATCTTATTAGAAATGGCATATCTCAATGTTGTTGGTAGGAGGGACCAGTGTTCTTCGTTGATAACAGGCCCATCTGGGTTCTTTTCGTTAGCTTTTAAAAGCATTCTTAAGACTCTTTGTGCTCCTAGTTCTTGAAACATTTCCATTTTTTCATTTTCAGGTAAATCCTCTGATACACCTGTAAATTTCGGTTCTTCTTTTTCTGTTAATTCACAAAAATGAAATTGAACCATTCCATCTTTGTATAAAACTTCTTCTTCTTGCACTGCATCAGTGAGTGCTACTAATTCGTCCATTGTCCAAATCTTCTTTTCTGTCATTATTTACTCCTAAAGGGGGCTCAAACCCCCTTTATTAATTAATCAATCTTATAGTTCTTGTGCAGTTATAGTTGCTGTATAGCTAGAACTCTGGAATACAGGAGTGATGTATGTCATCAACTCAAGTGTCTCATCCATAGTTCCGTCTGTATTAACACTAACTGAATGACCTTGCACACAACATCCCATCAGAGTTATTACTTCTGTGGTAGCGTTTGTAGTACTAGGGTCTATAGTCACAAATATCCGGTATCCGTGATTAACGGTAGGTTCTTCCAAACCTTGCAATGCTGCGGTACCAGTTACACCATATCTTACATCATTAAAAATAGTGTCCCATTCTGTGTTTGTTTTCTTCCTTGTAAGAGTTAAGGTTGTTTCTTTCTTAATTTCAGCTTTAGTCTGTTGTCTAATACCAAAATAAGAAATGTCTTCATCCATTGCACCGATACTCAAATCACATGAAGTAATTTGGTTCCATGCAGTTGCAGTACCTCCTTGCTTAGCTGCAAATCCAGCAGTTGTTGTTGTAGGGAATGATTCTGTACCATTAGCCGCTACGGTAACTCCTCCTGTTGTTGTTTCTGTTAATGCTGTAATAGCTACATCCTTTCCTAAGAAAAATGCCATATTATCAGAGCTCGTCCGTGTCTGTTAGGGTAACATCGAAACCAGTAGTAACCGAAGCAGCACTCGTATTGCTTGGTGTCTTAACTATAGGTTGTACACTAGATGAAAATTCTATAGTTTCTTCTGCTACGCCATCTGCGTTAAGGGACACTGAGTGTCCAGTCATTACAGCGTTCCTAAGGGTGAAAATCTCACCAGTGTTACCTGATGAACCATCGGGGCTGTTTCTTAAAACCATATGTAATCTATATCCATAGGTACATCCATCAGCGTCACTCTTTTCAGTAACATCTTTCATAAATGTATTACCATCAGATAATAAATACTTGTCGCCAGTGGAGTCAAATTGTACTCCAAACCGTGCGCCTTTGCGTTTAGCTGCTATAGCGTCTCCACCAAATTCAGCTGTTGTGCTAGGTCCGTTATAAATAACGTCCCAAAAGTTATTATACTTTTTACGTGTTATCGTGACTACTGTTTCCTTTCTAAGTTCCACTTTTTGCATAACTTGTGGGGCACCTAAAAAAGGACCAACATCTTCGTCCGACACACTAATTGACAGGTCAATACCTGTTGTGTCACTTATAGAGCCACTTAAAACTGCTGCATCACTAGCTAATGGGGGTATACATGCTCCAACAGCAGGTGTGCCGTCATGAGCAAATTTAACAACGTCGCCAGCTACTTGTACAAAGTTAACTCCGCCGTCGTTTGACCCACTGTTTAGTTTAGATTCAGTGGTGATGTATAAGTCAACATCTCTTCCTAGGAAATATGCCATATTTTTTATTCTCCTTTTTTTTGTCTAGACTTTCAATACAGACACTTCACTCGTTACCTTTATTTTAGTTCCACTTACTATATAAAGCTTTTGCTTACAGGCGTTCATCTACCCTTGAAAACTTAGCGCTCATACTACCTCCAGATAAATCTCGACGAGATTCTAAGAATGGAGATATAGAAAAGTTACTACCTACCCCATCTTTCCAAGCTTGTTCGTTTGCTGAATTCCATACGCCTATATATTTCTTTTTATAGCCATTTCCATCACTCCATCCACTACTCATTGCTCTCCACTCCTCAGATAAAGGTTTTCCGCGCATACCTACCATCTTTGATGAACCTCTATACCAAGTTTTAGTTAAATCATTAGCTGCTTTCATCATTTTTTCATACCATATCTTAAATTGTCCTTTCATTTTAGTAGTAGAGTAGTATGCTTCTATATCTTTCTTTAGTTTTTCACTAATCTGTAAGGTCATCTTATGTACTGAAGAAGTACCTTCGTCACTTAGAGTAACATCTAGTTCGTTTTGAGCACCTAATGTAACATTAGCCAGTTGATACCTTCCAGTACTCTCTAAGGTAGCTCTAGTAGCAAATGCTCTATTACTAGCACTAGCTATTGTCCTCGCGGATATTTCTGCAATTTTTTCTTTGTCTGTAACATGGGCAGTCTTAAGATAAGCCTCGAAACCCTGTTTCCAAACTGCTGCATTATTAATAATTCGAATGGTGTTAGAACTTACTGGAACTATTTGAGGTATATTTCCCTCTAGTTCTGGGGTTAAAATAAATATTGCATAAGAACTTTCAGATAATTGACCACTAAAATAATAAGGCCTAAAAGAATTAAATGCAAACCTATCCATTATCTGTCTAATCATATAATCTGGTGAAGTTCTACCTTTATTCTTTAGTCCCGTCTCTCGAGCCATCTCAGCTAGAAACTCAGGAGGTAGCATACTTATATCAAAACCCCCCATTTCTTGTTGAGCTTCTGCAATATGAGGGCCTATAGCTTCGCTAATTTTAGCATTATATTTATCTATTTCTGTATTAATGTTGCTAATTGTTTTCCGTAATACTTCTGCCTCCGATAAACCTTCTATATTACCTACGTCAAGCATTTTCTTCTCTCCTACACCTTGGGATATTTCTAAGAAATCAATACCTGCTTGATAATCACTCCCCCATATATTAGACATATAATCGTTCATATGGCGATGTTCACTCAAGAGTATATCAAACCCTTTACCAGTCTTACTCGTATAAGTGAAATTCTCTTTTCTATCTCGTGTTGGTCCTTGAACCACAGTAGAACCTCCACCTAATAATTCATCAATTTCTCTACTAAACATCCCTACTTCTAATTCGTGAGCATCTCTCTGGGCCTCATCTGTAAAATTTTCTTCTACAAAACTCCTCCCATCAAAAGCATAACTTACATTTAATAATTTAGATAATTCCTGTGCTAAAGGTACTGCATAATCTGCTCCTTTTGGTGCCTTACTCGAAATGTCATTAATTCTATTCGTGTTTCTAGCTACTGCTGTAATTTTACCGGTAGCACTCCTCGCATCACCACCGAAAAGATTTCTCCTTAAAGAAAAAGGATATGTACTATCTATAGGCCCTTTATCAACATAATCTTGGGGAACTGGCGGGGCTACTCTCCAATAGCTTGCGTCTTGAGCGGCCGTTCCTTGAGCACCTTGAAGTTGCATTGCATATGTTTGTGAAAAGGGTAAATATGGTTGAAATGAAAGATTTACTGTACGTATTAAATCTTGACTAAGAAAACCACTCTTAACATATTCATAATTATCAGACATTATTACCTATTGTTTTTAAACACAACGACCATCGAAGCCATCGCGTTCCACGTCTCTAGGTCAGGATTGTACCCAATATCTCTAAATCCACTAAAATGACGCTCTACAACCTCTGTTGTAGTGCCACTAAAATCGCAGTCCATAAGCACATTAGCTCCATTAAGCATGAGATAATTAATCAATCTTCTTTCTTTATAAGGCTCCCCTCCTACCGTAATAGAGCTATCTCTATCTACCATAAGATATAAATTAAAGCCTACTCCATAAAGCTCCCCTTTTGCCGCAGTATTGCTTGCTCCAAATGTGATATCTTGCCCCATAAACTGTTGCTCAATCCCGTTAGCTACCATTTCTACGATTATACAAGGGTAAATTGTCTCATCTGTGGTAGGAAATTGCCCATAAACGGCTACTTCACCATTAGCTGGTGGACTACCACCACCCCCAGTCCATGCTGTTGCAGTGCCTGCTGCTGTATTGTAAGTACCGGTTCGTAAATTATCGATTAGTTTACGTTCGACTATATTCAAGTGGTCTACTGCCATTAATCGTAAGCCCTCCTTTTAGCATCATCGCGCCCTCTTGTTCTAACGCAATTAAAAATTATATATCCGTCAGTCATATCTTTTAGGGAATGTACGTGCCATGATACTGATTTGTAATACTCTACTTCTTTTAGTTCAACAGTATCTGAATTATCAGCAGAAAATGAGATTTGAAATGCCTGTGAATTAGCCTCTACGTTGAAGCCAGAACCAGTGGTTATAGCCACACCATAACGACTACCTGTTTGATAAATACTACTACCTGTGGTCAATAGGCTTCCTGTTAAAAATGGTACGTCAACTGTAAGCCATGTGTTATCTATAGGAATAAAATTATCATTGTTATAATCTATATACTTAGTGCTGTCTTTATTACCTCCATTGTAACTTCTAAAATTATTTAATTGTATGCTGCCTGAACCTCTTATTTTAAATCTCAATCTATCTGCTTCTAAACTATTTGCGTTACCTGTGTGTGTAAAACTCGTATCGCTGTTAACTGTAAGTTTAACTGATTCGCCATCACTGGTTATTACACCAGTACCATTCCCTACCCAACTTCCAGTTACTTTAGTTGGAATTGAATAAATGGTTCTATAGTTTGTAATTAATCTGTCCCATCCTTCTATCTCATTAAAGTCAGTATTATTATCTTGGTCAAAATTAGCATAGTTTTTTATAGTAGTTATATTTGGAGTGTAAATTCTAGCAGCTCCAATAATGTTGTTACCTGCACGCTCTTGCTGATAATCTGCTGTTACTGTAGGTCTTATTATGGCTGGTAAATCTGGTACCAGAATCTCATTAGAACCTATGCTTCCAGAGGGTACTCCATAAGTATCTGTTTTATATATAGCTGGTCTATGATAGGTTACTTTTTGAGCTTGTTCGGTTCGATATCTCAATGCACGAAATACTCTGTTCATATTCAAAGCACCCGGGCGGACGCCTTGAGAACCTATAAGACCGGGCATTAATCGCCTCGTGTACCATCAGGAGCCGGATACATATCTTTCGTACCTTCCACACCAGTAACATTCTTTTTCCAATTAACATTTCCAGTCCATGCGTTAGCATTATAAGTAGTAGTTTTAATACTGAGTGCATTTTTCATAACTAGCTGTTGTTCTGCTAGTTGTTTAAAATGTATAAAGGCTTCATCTTCATAATAAACAGCCAAATCTCCAACTTGAATTCTTTCAATTCCCATACCGTTCTGTGCTATGGATGCTAAATAACAACTGTAGTAACATACAGCCATATCATAAGCAGATGCAGAATTAGCTACATCATAAGCTACTCCTATTTGTTCTTCAAACCATTCAGTAGATATACTAATTAGAATATCTAGCGTTTCGTTATCTAGTTCTTCTTGTTCAATACCAGCTAAGAGCCTGATACGGTCTCTCAGTCCGGGTAAATCTGTTATACTTGTTATTACCATTACATCATCCCCCATGCGCCTACACCAGTAGCTGCGGAGAGTGCAATACCAACTAACCATCTTACTTGTCTTTTGATATCTTCTTCCCACATTTCGTGGTGGTGTAAGTGATTCGTAAA